GAATGCTGGACCTGATGTCGCTTCCGGTGCTGATACAGGCGGGCGCGTTGGTGCTTTGCTTGTGAATGCCTATGTCGTAGGCGTTTACTACTAATCCAATCGGGCGGGAGGCGTTAAATCTCCCGCCTAACCAGAACACTATTATGGCTTGCTTCACCGACCTACCTTACTCGGACTGGTCTTACCAGTTTTTGATCAGTCTTTACAACCAATATTCTGAAACATTAAGCGATCCCGTTTCGATTGGGTGCTACTCTGAGATGAATCAATCAGAGAAAATGTATCAGTTCTACGAGGCGTTTAAGTTAATTATTGGATCAACAGACTATCTTTCCCAGAACTGCTTTGTTCAATTGACTGAACCCCAGCAATGGGATGCACTTGATTCCGCATGGAATACTTTCGTGTAGAACGGAACACAAAATCTAATTATCGGTAACGATAGCCAGCGAGGGAGTTCGATCCTCCACCGCACACACAATCTAAAATTATGGCAGATATATCCAGAGATTGCTTTACAGATTTAACGCCCGACAATCAACTCTATGAAATCCTACAGGCACTAAGTGCTGCATCTGCTGGGATTGCATCTATCAATGGGGATACAACTGCCGCGCAGCTTATCGCAGGCTCTGCGCCATTATCCACGGCTACCGCCGCAGGCACAACCACGATTAGCAGCACCCAAGCAGGCGCAGCTACCGCTGGATACCTTTCTTCTACGGACTGGAACACTTTTAATGACAAAACATATTGTGTAACATTGGGCCACTCGTCTACAACTCTTGCTGCTGGCGGAACGAATGCTTACTTCTCAAACATATTCGACCTCGCCCCTGTAACAACTTATGACAGGCGACAATTTAATTTACATCGCAATGGAATTATTATTGCAGCAAGCCTTTCGTTCTACAACGGAGGCGCAGCAACACCAGCAGGTCATAGCGGAGCAACAATGTCGCTATGGGATGTAACAGCGAATGCAAGCGTTGCAACATTGGTAAGCTACAATTTAAACGGAGTAGCAACACTTAACTCAAGCACCTATCTAGCCACAGGATTAAATATACCAATTGTCGCTGGAACATTATACAACATCTATCTGCAATCTGGAACATTCACGACGAATCCAACAAGTGTGCGGCAAACAATCAATCTGTTCATACAATGAAACCTGTTATCGACACCTACACTTTTTTTAATCCAGTAACTGACAAAGAACAGACCCAAAATCGGATTACGATCTACAACGCATCTGGAGAAATTGAGTATCAAAACGACTATATGGGTTCAACAGCCGAAGAGTGGCTTCAACTAAATGGGTATGGCGGGACGCAACTGACAACGCTACTGAGCCTTCAAATCGCTTTGGGCAATGCTGGCAAAACAAGTGCCAAGCTCAATGCAGTTCACGCTTGGACAAATCAGATTCTTTCTAGCTTCATTACAAATCCAGAGGTAAGGATTGATTGGCCCGAATGCCCGTTTGAGTTTTACGATACCACAAAAGAAGCATTTGAACTTTTAAACCAATAACATGATAACGCGAGAATGCTTCGTTAATCTTACTGAAGACAACCAACTTTATGAGATCGCTAAAGCATCGTATGAGCGGGTTGGTGAAGAATTCACAAAAAGCCGAGACTGTTTTACAGACCAAACAATAGACAATCAATTGTATGACATAATTGATTTTTGCGGCGATTCTGATGCGCGAACTTATATTGCAAATGTTGAGAATCAAGAAGGAGAGCCTCTAGAGGAACCTGTTAAAAGAGCATATTGCAATTTATTTAGATCGCTTAAGAGGGAAGGTATTTGGGACGCAATTAAAAGTTCATGCGCGATGTGCGGAGCAAGGACAATAGATGGTTGTCTTATTCCAATAAAAGGGAACGACCCAATAATTAATGGAAGCCCATTTCCAACAGCAGACTACAATAGGAAAACTGGCTTATTGTCGGATGGAACACGCTATTTAGATACCGACAATCAAATTAGAGATCATTTATCTATATATTTAAGCTCCTTTACTAGACCAACTGGAGACATTGATAATAAAACATATATAGGAGCCAGACCATTAACAGGCGCGACTAGTGAAATCTCAAGGAGAGTTGATGATACAAAGCTTACTATAAGAGGAATCGATTACTTTAGCCCTGTATCACCCGCCGCCGAATTAGGATTTCTTGGGGTTACACGCATAGGATCAAGCACTATCATTGCAAGAATAAATGGAAATTCAATTCTTGAATCTGGGCCATCCGCACCAAGCCCAGCAATAAATGTTTTCGTCTTTGCACGAAACGACACTCCATTTCAAGCAGGCTCAATTGCCAATGCAAGGATCGCTTTTTATTCTAATGGCTCTGCGCTAACACAACAGCAAATTGAAAGCCTCGACTCAATCGTGAGTAATTTTATTTCTGAAATCAACCTAGCAATACCATGAGTCTCGCTTGCACATCAGATAAGAACTGGGATGCTCTGAACTACGAGCGGTATCTCACGATTGCGCTGGCTATCGGTAACGATAATCCCTACAGCTTCGCGTGCTTTTCAGCGTTGAATGAAGCCCAGCAGAATCTCCTGATCTCGCAGACCATCGCCCAAGGGTTCCAAGGTGCGCCAATCGCCTCGATAGAGCGAGGACAAGTATCAAACATCACAGGTGGCACGGCGATAGTCACACAGAATGTCTTCTCATCTACAACCCTCGTAGGCACACTCGACACCGGAGTTACTACAGGAATGGGCTTATCCACTACCAACAACTTTGGATTAAAAAACACAAGCGGGGCGACCCGCATCTTTAGATTCTACGGAAGCGTTGACGCAAGGGGGGCGAATCCTAACCACACACTAGGCATCCGGCTTGCAAAGAACGGGACGAGTATCCCAGAGACTGAGTGCCGCGCCTACTCTACCAGCAACGCCGAAGCCAAACTCGTCACAAGCTGGATGATCGAGTTGGATGACAATGATGAGATCAATATTATGATGACCAGCTTCGCCGCGAGTGAAACCATAACAATCGGGAGGGGGAGGCTCGTCGCCTCGACTGTAGACTAATGAGCGACCATCCGACTATGACTGGAATACTAGGAACTGTGACTAGCTTGTCTGGCGTGCTAGTGAGCATGCTCCCCCACATAGAGACTGGACTTCGAATCGGCGGAGCATTCGTCGGCCTCATCGCAGGTGTCTTGACATGCGTCTACATGTGGAAGAAGATAACACAACTATGAAAATCGTAGAATTCATCACAAGCCGCCTCAAGGAGAAATCAACTTGGGCTGGGTTAACCACAATCGCCGCGCTGGTCGGTATCAACATCGACCCGGAGCAATTCTCTGCCATCGGCACAGCGGTGATCGCCATCATTGGCGCAATCGAGGTGTTCCGCCGCGAGAAGAAATGACCTCCAAGATCGTCATCTCTTTATGTTTGGCGGCATGGTGCCTCTTTGGAGTCTTATTCCTTTCTGGCTGCGAAACACTGCGGTTCGGGGTGCAGACAGACTTTGGCACCTTCTCATACGAGCTTCCGACAAGGACGCTCAAAGACAAGTGACCTCCAAGTATAAAGAAGTTTACAAGCAGACCCCTAACTTTTCTAAGGGGAGAGTAATCATACCCAAGGCCGTGGTTCTACACCACACCTCTGGAGGATACAAAGGAAGTGTAGAGTGGTGCCTGAATCCAGATAGCATGGTGAGCTACCATTGTATCATTAAACGAGACGGAGAGCGCACAGTATTGGCAAGCGACAATGAGCGGACATGGCATGCTGGGAAAAGTTTCTGGAGGAACAAGCCTGATCTGAATAGCTGGAGCCTCGGAGTATCTTTCGAGGGCGACACATACGACACGCCGCTCTCCAAAGAGATGATAGAGTCGGCAATCGAGTATCTCGCCCCGCGCATGAAGAAGTTATCGTTAACGATAAAAGATGTGACGGATCACAGGACAGTTAGCCCGAATAGGAAGAATGACCTCAACCCCACAGAATACAATAGGTTCATGGGAGAACTAAAGAAACATGTATGAGTAAACCAAGTTGGTCATTCAAAGAAGTCAGCAGGAATGTTCATGTCTTCAACATCAACTTCCCGAAGGTTGGCGACGAACAGTGGTTTTTATTGCAAAGCGATGTGCATTGGGACAACCCGCACTGTGACCGCAAGAAGCTCAAGAAGCACTTAGACCTAGCACTCCAGCGCAACGCGCCCGTATTGGACTTCGGGGATTTCTTCTGCGCCATGCAGGGGAAGTATGACAAGCGAGCCAGCAAGAGTGACATTAGACCAGAGCATCAGAATAACAATTATCTGGATAGCTTGGTAAACACGGCTGCGGAATATTTGGAGCCATACAAAACAATTCTGACTGTGAGAGGAAACGGCAATCACGAATCATCAATCAAGAAGGCGCATGAAACCGATCTAAATGAGAGGCTTGCAGAAAGAATCAGATCGTATGGCGGCATCGCTCGGCGCGGTGGATACTCTGGCTATGTCCGCTTCCAGATAACCAACAACAAGAGAACCAACGCATCGCTTGTCCTCTGGTATTTTCACGGAAGTGGCGGTGGTGGCCCTGTAACTCGCGGCGTCATACAAACGAATAGGCAGGCAGTATATGTTTCTGACGCAGATATCGTTTGCAGCGGGCATGTCCACGAAAGCTGGCAAGTCGCCATCGAAAGGATCAAACTGGGTAGGAGGGACCATGTAATCATCAGCCGCCAGACCCATGTGAAGATCGCTGGATACAAAGAGGAATACGGAGATGGATACGGAGGCTGGCATATCGAGACAGGAAAACCACCGAAGCCAACCGGGGCATGGTGGTTAAGAATCTACCAACCAAGCGGGCTGCAAAATGGAAATGCCCTCGCGCCGGAATACGAGCTTTTTGAGGCGAGATAGCACTTGCATTTAGAATCCAACAGAATATCGTTAACGATAATCCCATGAGTTGCCACACGAACAAATGCTGTGATCCTTGCCCGCCCTGCGAAACATCTTTACCAGTTACATGTGAGCCGCTTGAAAGCACCACTGAGGCAGTATCTTTCGTTGTGGAAGACTCCGCATTCTGCAAGAAAACAATATCCGGCGAAGAGGGAGACATACCAAGGGTAATCGGTGGGAATATTGAGTTTACTTCCGCAACGGCGGCAGCGACACCCGATACCGTTGTAGCAAGAGATTCTAGCGGAAACTCTGCCTTTGCAAGATTGGACGCCACGGAGCTTCATGTAAACAATCCAGTTGGTGATACCCGCATTGAGTTGGGTGGTGCCGGAAATGTATACATGGATTTGAAGAATCCGAACTCTGATGATTATGATCTTCGCATTCAAGCCAGCGGAACTGACCCGCGAATTCTTACAAACGCCGCCAAACTTCTTATAGATGGCACAGTTGTTTCGCTCCAATCAGTAACAAATGGAGATGTGGGAATCGGAACGAATTCCCCGATCAGCAAGGTTGATATTGTTGAAACCCAAACTGGTCAGACGGCAGTTCGCGCATACAATGCAGACACTGGTGGGGCATCTTCTGCTGGATACATCGCCCAGCAAGGTGGAGTTACGGCAGACTTCTTGGCAGAAGGTAACACGGAATTAAGCCTTGGGACACAGACCGCGCATCCAGTAATCATCAAGAGCAATAACAGTAATCATGTTTATCTGACTTCTTCTGGACTTGTTGGAATAGGAATTGCAACTCCATCCGCAAAACTCAATGTCCAAGACTCTTCTGCTGGAGATGTAGTTAGGATCACACAGCAAGGGGCAGGGGCACCACTGCGAGTAGAAGATGAAACAACCGATACAACCCCATTTATTATTGATGGAACAGGTCTTGTTGGTGTTGGAACGCCAACCCCATCGCATAAACTACATGTTGTTGGAGGCATTAGAAGCACGACAAAAACAAACGGGATTGGCTATGGGACTGGCGCTGGCGGCGCCTATACTCAATTAACATCAAGGACAACTGCCGTAAATACTGGGAATGAAATATGTGGAGAGATTACGCTATTTACAGTTGCTCCAGTTGTTGGCACATGGGCTACATTCACTGTAAACAATACCTCAATTGGAGCGAACGATACGATAGCGTTGTCAACAACTGGAGCGGCGAATGTATATTTGGCAATCCCAAACACAATTGTAAATAATGCATCTTTTCAAATTAGCGTTGTTTCTATTGCAGGAACAGCAGTTGATACTCCAAGAATAAATTATTCAATCATTAAATCAGTAAAGGCATAATATGAACGACTGCACAAATTGCGACCCATGCCCGCCGTGCGAGACACAAGTTCCAGAAACATGTGAAGCACTTCCAACAACAAATGATCCGAAGCGCATAGTAGTTGAGGATTCTGGATTCTGCAAAAAGACGATTGCCGAACCATCGGAAATTTCAGTTCTACAATACGACGAGAACAATGATGTTTCTTGGAGAGATGGTTCGCTGGCAAATCCAGTAAAACTTCCACTGCTCGACATCCACACGATTGACAATATCCCAACCATTTTGGTTCTTAAGGCCGATGGAACAGTTAAGAAGTGGAATCCATCAAATGCAGCAGATGAATACATCGCATATTGGGATGGATCGAATTGGAGGATCGGCAATCTCGTTTCATTGCTACCCGCTGGCAATGGAGTTCTTACATCAAATGGGACAACTCTTTCATTCGTCAATGGAGTCAATGGCGACTTCTTGCAAATCATTGGTGGGTCAATTCAGTTCTCATCGACAATTCCCGGCGGAACTCCAACTGGACTAGTTTCTCCATTCGCTGGAGCAGTTGCCCCATCTGGATGGATTCTTTGCGATGGATCGGCCTATGGAAGAACCGCTCTTGATCCAAGTCCAGAGGTTGCATTGTTTGGAGTAATTGGAACAACATATGGCGCTGGAGATGGGTTAACCACATTCAATGTTCCAGACCTTCGCGGCATGTTTGTTCGCGGGCTAGACGCAGGAAGGGGCGTTGACCCACTTCGTGCGCTTGGGACTCAACAGGCATTTGGAATTCAATCACACAATCACAATGGAGTTACAGGAAGTGAATCTGGACACACACATCCAGTTTCTGGAATCACAAATGTTACAGGAAACCACACGCACACTGTAACAACTTACTCATCTCTTGCGGATAGACCAACAGGATCAGCTACACTTGTTTGGAATTTAACAGCAACAGGGAATACAGGGGCAGCAGGAGATCATAGTCACACGGTTAATGGAACAGCGGCAGCAGGAACAGCCCACAGCCACTCTATTCCATCATTTGGAATTACGGAAACCCGTCCAGTCAATGTGGCAATGAATTATATCATTAAGACCTAATGGCAAGTGAAGGATCAGTATTCGATGGATTCACAAGTGTAGTTGCCCAAGATGCGGCTACACATCCATCATACTTGCCGGAATTCTATGTAGCAGAGTCAGTGAACCGCACATTTCGCGGTGGCATCAACAGAACAAGACCGAGCATTAGGAACATCCGCATAGTAGCTGGAGAGAACCAGTCGGATTCTATCGTTAACGATATTCAGACAGGAAATCTTCAAGGAGCATATCCATACAGAAGGGTGAAGTATGAGTCTGCCGATGGGATTCTTATTTCAGTCGCGGGCGTTATCTATTTCTTGAAGATCATCAACAATACGGCGTATGCCTATAAGCTGATTGATGGAAACGATGGAAGCATGATGCACACATGGTTCGTGCAGGCAGAGGATCGAGTTTACATCCAGAATGGCTACCAGAATCCTATAGCTTGGGATGGAGACTTGAACATACCCGCATACAGGCTCAACCCACTCGCAAGGCAGATGCCAATAGGAACCTTGATGGAATATGCCTTTGGTCGTGTATTTGTGACAGATCGATTCAACCAAATCTACGCATCCGACATTATCTATGGCAACGGGTTTACAGACACAAAGAACACGGAGAACTTTACCGAGATAACCTATTGGTCTGGCGGCGGGGCATTCTCTACGCCAAGCACAATGGGTAACATTACCGCGATGAAGGTGATGCCGTATATCGGGGGCAACCTTCGCGGTCAGGGAGAGCTTGTTGTTCTTACCGGGAATGGGGCTTTCTCAATGGATGTTGGGCTGCCGAGGAGCAGTTGGGCAGAGCAGCAAATCCAGCGCATATCGCTTCTTGGTCGCGGGTGTGCCAGCCCATACACAACGCTTGTGAATAGTGAACTTTGGTTCCGCAGCCACGATGGTTGGGCATTCTATTCCAATAGCCAATCCGAGTTCGGGAGATACTTTTCCATGAGAAAGCTGTCCCGCGAGGTGAACAAGTGGGTTGATAGAGACACGCGTTGGCTGCGTCAGTTTGCAAGCACGATGTATTATGACAACTATCTTCTATCAACTGTTGCTCCAGAGATTAAAAGAACATCTGCACCCGGACTTCATAGATACCATAGGGGGATGACCGCGCTTGACCTTGACCAATCATCAAGCCCGTCACCAGACGCACAGCTTTCATTCAGGTGGAACGGATTGTGGACCGGCGTAAGACCTACACAAGTTCTTACCGCACTTATCAGCGGCGAGCAAAGGGGATTTGTATTTTCCTTTGATAGTGACAACAAGAACAGGCTTTACGAGGTGACTCAAGAGCAGGAAAACGACTATAACGAGAATGGAACTGTTCCGATTGAGTCGTTCTTTACAACGGGGAGATACAGCTTTCAAGGAACTGGAGCCACGAATAGGTTTCTACGAAAAAGGATTTCCGGCGGGGAAATGTGGTTGAGCGAGATAAAGGGTCAGGCCACAACATCGACTGAGTATAGGTCAGACTCCAATCCGTGCTGGTATGACTTGATGGAGCCAAGCACATTCGGCTGCAATCCATGTCAGCCCCAAGCCGTTGATTGTATTCCACAAAGGGGAGGTAATCTTTTCAAGAGATACAAGTTTAATACGCCCGATCCCAAAGATTGCAGCAACATATCGGAGATACCCGCAATAGAAGGAAGCGAGTTCCAGTTAAAGGTAAACATAAGCGGGTCTGCAACAATTGATAGGCTGAGAATCATGGCTAACATCAAGAACAACGAAGACTCTCCGGTTGGCGACTGCCCAGAAAACAACGAGGAATGCCCGCCATTTTTGTGTTGCCAAGAAAGATATTGGGATTACTCTATCAATCAATCATAACCTGTGGACAATCAAGATTCATCTCCAGCACTCATTTTTCCAAATGTTCCAGACGACTTTTGTCCTACTGGTAATTGGACTGATGTATTTCAGCAATTCATTGATACTGTTCTGACTAACGGAACTATCAACATCCCCGGACTTGGAGATGTCACCCCGGGGCAGATTCAGACGATCAATGACTATCTTCTCAATCTACAGAATCAAATTAACATCCTTGCCGATGTTCAAGTTCGCCAAGGAACCGTTTCCGCGCTTCCAATAAATGACTCAACGCATTCTGTAACATTTACAACCGCAATGCCAAGCGACAACTTTAGGGTTGCATTCACGCCGCGCCTTGCAGCCTCTGCCGGAAGCGCATCATACCCAACATTTATTCTTCAGACTGGCAGCAAGTCAATCAATGGATTCTCTTTCTTGTGTGAGAACAATGGTTCTCCAGCGATCATTTCAGAAGTTGAGTGGGTAGCAATCCATTCTTCTTAAACAACAAAACCATAAACCATAAACCAAAACCATGCTAAAAGGAACCGACCCCAAACTGACGCTCGATGGAGCGCCCACACAGAGCCGCATCAAAGAGGAAATGGGCAATCAAAAGCTGAACAATGTCAGCAAATCGCCCTACTCCGCGAAGCCTCTCCCGACTGTTGGTAAGCCAGTCAAATAATTATCGGTAACGATAATGGCTGACACCTATGCCGAGATGGCAGAACTCGTCCGCGATTTCGTGGGCGATTCTGGCACCTGTTCAATTGAACGCGCAAAGAAAGCGGTCAATGAGGCAAGGCGCTTGCTCTGGGAAAAAAGGGAGTGGAATTCCACTGCCGAGTATGTCTGCATCTGCTGTGTAGACAGATGCTTTACCCTGCCGAACCGCTATTCCCAAATCAAGCTTGCTTGGATAGGAAACAATTCAGCATCACTGGCAGACGAGTGGTTCAATGCGACTGACTCTTATGCCCTTCAGCCGCGAAACTCCTGCCACAGGCTAATCACCGAGGCTGGAGGACGGCATGTTGTCTTCCGAGACTACACATCCGCACCATACCAGATTGCCGTTGTGGCAGAGGATGTCGATGATGTTGGTGTGAAGTTAGTATTCGATGCCCAAGACGAGTATTCGACATACCGCAGGCTGGAGGTGGCATCTGTTGCCCCTCCGGAAATGGCACTCTCCACGGAAAGAGTTGTCTCGATCAGGGGAGTGACCAAGCCGAGGACGCAAGGCCGAATCCGCGTCTATGCATGGAATCCCGACAACGGACAGAAGCTACTCCTCGCCGTGTATCAACCGCAGGATGTGAATCCTACATTCAGGCGGTTTAGAATTCCAAAAACCTGTAAGCAGATCACGATCTATGCCGCGAAGAAATACTTCGATCTTGAGAATGATACCGATCTGGTTGAGTTTACCCCAGAAGCAATGCGCTTCGCCTGCTTGGCACTTAACTCTCTCGCAAATAGAAAGCAGCAGGAGTATTTGGTAAACCTCCAGCTTGCCATTTCAGAGGAGGAGAAGGCGATGGAGAGCGACGAGATACCAACAGCCGGACCACTTCGCATCGCAGACTACCGCCGCCCAGACAATCTTATAGTGGATACATTCCTATCACCTAGCGCAAACGACTACTTCATGTATCCATGACATTAGAGATTCAAGAGCATCAGCCAATGCAGTTGGTAAAGAACCGGATTGACCCGATGGAGGTTTCTGGATACAAGAATCCAGATGATGTATTGAATCTCGCAGAGTTGGAGATACTGAAAGGCCCGCCTGTAAGTTGCCCAGTGACACACAGGTTTACGCCAAACCTTTACACGCGCGAGATATTCATCCCGAAGGATACGCTCTTAACATCGTTAATGCACTTGACCACCCAGCCATTCTTTATCCTCAAGGGGGATATATCGGTTTGGTATCACGACATCCCTGTGCAGAGATACAAGGCACCCTACATCGGAGTGACGCAGGCTGGGACTCGTAGACTACTTTATGCCCATGAAGATACGATCTGGGCCGCGTGTTTTGTTACCACATTGACCGATCCAGACGAGATTGTGGACGCGGTAACTGCAAGAGACTTTAATCCTCACATTGACAAAGACCATCCGAGAATGCAAACTTGGAGGAACATTTCTATAGAAAACTGATATGCCTTGTTACATTAACATCGAAGATAGATACAATGTTAGATCCCTAAATCTTAGGCATCAGTATAATGTCTTTGGCGCTACGGCTACTGCACTTGCTGTTGGGGCTGGCGCCCTTGCCGTTGGCGGCGCGGTTGCTGGTGGAATCATGTCAAGCCAATCCGCTGGTCGCGCAGCTAAAAGGCAAGACCAAGCATCCGCCCAATACCAACAGCAACTCAACGAAGCCACAAAAGAATTTCAAGAAAAAACAGATAGGCTTGAAAAGGATATTAGGGCTGTTAATCCAGACATTCAAATACCCAAGTTCAATTTAGAGGGGGCTACTCTTGAAGCAATTAGAGAAGCGAACAGGGTTACTGAAAATACTATCAATCAAATCGAAAGAATAGCACCCGGAAGCGCACAGGCGAGACAGCAGACAGGCGCAATAATAAACAGTTGGCTCCGAGGGCAAATACCATCAGATGTTCAGCAGCAAGTTTTACAAACAACAGCAGAATTTGCTGGCGCTGGATTTAACCCAGCAACTGCTGGAAGAGTTGGGGGATTCCAGATGGCTCAAGGGCAGCTTGCGAGAAACTTAGGACTAACATCGTTTCAAATTCAACAAGCAGGAATGGAAGCCGATTGGAAAAGAACAGCCGAGGCATTTAGGTTCTACCAGTCTCCAGTTGAAATGATGACGATTGGTCTGACTGGACGCGCACAAGACATTGGAATTGAAGAAAGAAATATTGCCAATCGTTTCCGCCAACTTGACATGATCGGAGACATCAATACGCAGCTTTACGCAGCAAGAACAGGGCAGGCAGAAGGCGTTTATGGCACACAAATGGAGTCTATAAAAACACGCCTCGCCGCAGATCAGGCTGGAGCGCAAGCAATCCAAGGAATCGCATCCGCAACATCTGGAGCATTGTCTGGAATAGGAGCGGCAAAACAAAGAACAGACTACATTGGCGCACTCAATAACCTTTCAAGTTCAATGAAGGGGGCTTACGGATAAAATATGACACTACCAGCAATGATCACAGAGTTCGGAACGCAGCAGGCCAATTACGGAGCCGCTGTTGGGGAATCTCTTGTCAAATTGGGGCAGCAAGTCGGGCAGCAACTTGCAATGCGCGAGTATCAGAAGCAGGCTGCTACCGCGCTTCCCGCATTGCAAGAGAGCTACAAGAATGCTTTCGGTAAGATCAGCCGTGGAGAAGTTGCAGATGGATATGCCGACATCCTTTCCGCATCAATGAATCCAGCTGTAGTATCAAATCCTTTTTTACAAACAGTTGCAAAACAAGCCGAAGAGCTTGCAAGAAATGCTGGTAATGTCGTGGTTCAGCAAGGATTTCAGCGCGGTAGTGGTGGAGGTGGCTCAACGGTTCCTGCACTTAATCCAGAAGATTATGGATACAGAACGCCACCAAAGCAGCAGCCAATAGCTGCAACCAGAGTAACAGATACTGGGGAGCCACTTCCCGAAGGAGGCACACAAGAAGAAGGTGATTATGTTTCACTTGGCGAAGGGCCATCAGAAGCTCCATCAAATATTCCACAATATAGGGTTGTGGCAATTGACAACGCCGCAGCGGTGGCTAATAAACCAGTAGAGCAACAAGCCGAGGCCGCAAAATCTTACGGAGTCACTAACTACGATAAAAAGAACTTTGAACTTTACGCTGTAAGCGGAATGGAGAAATACCTTCCCGGCTTTAAGGGGTTCAGAGTTCCAACAGAAAAGTGGGTTGAGACTTCGTCAAGAATGACCGAAAGGGGGAATGTTCTTCCTAGTTCTCAACTTGTAGCTCCACATGCTAGAAAGAATTTCCTTGAAGGTCCGGGACAGGGACAAAAATCTACATTGCAAAGTGCCAAAGATGCTGTTTCAACAATGGAAGACAGAAAGATGTCTGAACTCTTTAAGCAGTTCAACGGAGACATTTATTCATTGAGGGCGGCAACATCTGAACGCGGTGTGGCAATGGGAAAAACGGCATATGATGTTCAAACTCCAGAAGGAAAAACTGTCTCAATTACAGACAGGCAATATGAGGCTATAAGGTTTTTGGGTGGAGTTGTTCCGGCGGTTGCCGTAGGGGCCGGAGATACGCCAGCGGTATTTGCAGAAAAGAAGATGACTCCTAAAGATGCGATTGCTGTTGCAATGAAAGAGCTTGGCGAAGGCGCAACAGACGCTGAGATAATGAAGCGGGCAAAAGAGCTTGCATCACAGTAGTGTCTGAACCATAACTAATATATGGTTGACGAATTTGAAGCTGCCTTAAAAGAACTGCGCGGCGAAGATCCTTTTAAGAAGGCACTTTCAGAACTCAAATTGGAAAGAATGGCTCCACAGGCAAGGATGGAGCAAGAGATGGTTGGCGAACTTGCTGCTGTTCCACAAAGAATAAACCTTGGCAAACCGCTTCCTGTTGGAGGAGAGCCGATGGTCGGAGGGCCGGATGTTCTGGCTATGGAGCCGGGGCAGACCAAGACATTCATGGAAGGGCCAGAAGGCAAGCCAGTAGAGGTTCGCAGGGCACAGGCAATTAGCGTCACAGGAAAGCCACTTCCAGAGCCGATCAGTCCTGACGGGATGTCATATGAAGTTAGGGCAAACCTGATAAAGCAGAAGCAAGACGAATCAAGTAAGACTCAAGTTTCTGGAATCACAATGGAGCTTCAGGCTGGCGAAACTCCTTTAATTAGGGAAATCAATGATCTTCGCCGCAATCAACTTGAGCATGATTCCCGTTACAAGAAATGGCTATCACAAATGGTTGGCGGCGGAACTGGCGTTACTCCGTCTGGCGAAAAGGTGGAGACACCAAAAAGAATGGCTGCTGCCATCAAAGCGGTTGGCGACTTCCGCCAGCAGATCGATGACATTATCGTTAACGATAACTTCCTTGAGTATGCGGCTAAACAGGGATATGCCACACCCGGATTCTTGGAAAGGAAGCTGGGCAGGATCGGAATAGGAACTGCGGAGTATGAGGATGAGATCGCAAAGATGCAGGCCAATCCAGAGGTTCGCAGACTTGCTGAAGAGTGGGCAATGACCGCGCCAGACTTCGCTGAAAACATCACAGACATCTTTGGTCGCGCATGGGACGGATATGCTGGCGCAGTTGGCGCTGGAAGCGTTGGAGCAGTCGGGCTTGCACTCAAAGCCACTGGATTTGAAAACGCAGGACAGACCCTTGTGGATGCAGCAGAGTTTGCAGATGAGATGCGCCAGCGCGGTCAAGACCCAAGGCAAGTTGGGCCACTATCTCAGTTTGGTAGAGATGTGTCTGGCGGTCTTGGATATACTGGAGGAGCGATAGTTTCTGGCGCTGTAGGAAACGCAGCGCGGGCGTCTCTTGGATTTAACGCTCCAAGGATTATCGACCTCTTCCAGAAAGGAAATGTCCTCACATTTTCCGGCCTCAACAGCGCATGGGCTGGATACTCCGAAGCACGGGCGAATGATGCTACAGACGAGCAGGCAAAGCAGGCCGCACTATTCTCCGCACTCACACAAGCTCCGCTTGAATTGGTTTCTCCATTGCAGAAGTGGATAGGCCGCTTTGATCCCGCGCAGCAGAGTAGAATCTACAAGGGGCTGAACAAAGCAGCCACAGCGGTGATTGAAGGAACGGAGGAGGCACTATTCAATGAGATGCCACAGCAAGTCGCTGGAAACTTGGTGAAGAAGTATGTCTATGATCCGAATCAAGACATTTTCGAGGGGGTCGAGTATGCTGGTGGAGTTGGTGGAGCATCAGGTGTTCTTGCTTCTATTTTCACCCAGATGCTTGGAGTGAAGAGGGCGAAAAACAAAGCGATGCAGGGCGACGAGCTTGGCTCCAAGCAGGAAGAGATAGACACATCCGCCGATCAGGAATCTGAGAATCTTGCACCAGACCCAGAGTCCGCGCTTGCCGCCCAGATGATGGAGCGATCCAACCAGATCGACGCGCTCAAGAGGGAGATCGAAGATGACGAGCTTGGCCTGCAAGCAATCGAGGAAGGCACTCAAGAGCGTCAGCAAGCAGAGATGGCGATCAATGACAAGAAGCAGAACCTTGTCAGGTTGGAGGAGGAGTTCAACAAACTATCCGCCGCGCCAAAAGCAGCACCGAAGAGGGAAGAGACGCAGACGAAGGAGCAAGTGACCGCGAGGATCGAGGAACTCAATAACGAGTTCGATGCTTTGGATGAGAACGATACAGCGGGGCAGGACAGGGTGAACAGGGAACTCTTCGCGGAGCAGAATAAACTCGCCGCGCTTACTGCTGTTGAGCAGGGAATCGAACCTCAAGCCACAACGCCGACACGGGCGGCTGCAAGACCACCATCGGGCAGGGAATATCCTTATGGAACATTCTATCCAGAGAGGCCGATACTCAATGCGTTCGTCAAGCAGGCAGACAAAGCCATCGGCGCGATCAAGGTGGCAGGCAAGAGGGCGCAGAAGCTCAAGAATGCGATCAGAACTTCTGTCACCAAGAATGCCGGATTCCTCGCCGGAATAGGGGCGAATGTTGTCAGTTCGGAAGAGTTTGCCAGAATATCCGGGCGCAAGCCAGTTACCGCTGACAGTGGAACATACATGGCAGCATACTCTGGCGGGAAGCTCTACTTGGTTCTTCCTGATGTGAATCAACTCACGGGCATGGCTATCGCTGGAGAGAAGCGGGCTGCAAGCAAGGATGCCGCACTCGACCAAGAGTCGCGGGCTGCTTCCAAGAAGCTGGAGGAGGAGATGATCCACCTCTCGATGTATAAGGCCATCCAAGAGGAATACGCCAAGCAGAAGAAGCCCAAACTCACCGAGCAGGAGTTCATGGTTCAGAGGATCACGCAGATCGCGAGGGAAGTCAGAAGGACGAACCCAGATGTAGTCCCGAATGTTTCACAGGCTTACCTTGGGAAAGTTCAGAACTTGGACGATGTGACGCTCTCAATGGAATTCATGCGTATGGTGATCCAGCGCGTGAGGACTGGGCAGATCACGGAAGACTTGAACGCAATCCGCGCAGCAGAGAGAGAAGCATTCACAGACAAGAGCAGGACGGCGATCTCACAGTTCAAGAATGCCATCCTCAATGCCCTCCAGATGCTACGCAATTCCCTTGTCAGATACCTTGGCAAAGGAACCTCGACGCGGGAAGTCAAGAAGATGGAAGATGCCATCAACAACATCTTGGACGAGTATGGCATCGTCGGCGGGGAGGCGAACTATGAGTTTAAGGACTACAGTGCCGCGCAGCCAACCAGAGCAGCGGCACCGGAAGCCGCTGTAACGACAGCACCGGAGGCAGAAGCCGTTACAGAACCAAGAGAGGCTACAGAGCAGGATGTCATTAACTCTGATGAGGCCGCAAACTTCCTTGGAATACCAAAACCAGCATTGATAGGCCTACTAAATGAAGGCCGCGCTCCGGGGGTCAAGGTCGGTCGCCAGTGGAGGTTCAGCAGAACTGCACTTGAGAACTGGAAAAACAACAATCAAGACCTTTTGGCATCAATCTCCGCAGAGCCAGTATCGTCAACGATAATTGCGAAAGCTGGAACTGAAGACATAAATACAGAGTCTGCCGAAGAAGTTGGCTCAATAGAGGCGCTGCCAGACACGGCAACATACGAGCAAATAGAAAAGGCTGCACCCCAAACAATCGTATCTCTAAAATCTTCATCACAACATGTTTCTGGGTCATTTAGTGAATTCGTAAAAATACTGTCCAATTCCTATAAGAGCCTTGTTAGATTCGCCAAAACTATTTGGGACAAAATAGGAGAAGCAACAAAAATAATTGCTATCGCTACGACATTCACAGGAACATTTGCGACACCAGTTGTCCTTGAGCAAAGAGCAATCGTGCAAGGAAAGCCGGGGCGAACCGACACAAAAGCAACTGGCCTAATAAGCGATGCCTCAAATCTATTTAAGCTATACAACCCGAGGCTATCCGTAGAAGAAATAGAAAAATCTCTACAAACACCAGATAAAACGATTCGATTGATACGAGACGCTGTTTCAAAATCAACGCCATATCAAGGCACTCTCTCAACAAATCAAAAGGATATAAGCGTTTTTGAAAAATCAATCAATTTGAATTCATTCAAAGACGGAGACAATAGGAGATCATACAACTACAACAACCTCATTGAGGTTTCCGATACAGAGATCAAAAATGCAGCCCAATTCTTAAAAGAGAACTCAAACAAAACCACAGAGATCGAAGCAAAGATAAGGGAAATTGCTGGCGCATTAGAGTTTTTCTCAGGAAGAAAACTAAAAAACATCAAGATTGAATTCCGAAAAACTACCGCAAAAGAAGCGGCTACATTCCTTGCGCTTGCAAGAAGGGGAGGAAGTATTTCATCTCAGTCTGAATATTCCGGAAATGCAGACACAATAACAATCCAGCCTCAAACGCTTTTTGGATTGCTTGATAATTCTCCGGCTGCATTGGATGCGGTTAATCAAATAGCAAACGAACTTACTCATGCCCTGCAATTCCAGACAAACAACGGCGATCTTATTGGGCTTTTAGGCATAGAGTTATCAGATTTCGACACGGCTAGAAATGTCCTATGGATGAGACAAGGGTCTTATGGGAAAAATGGGGAATACTATAGAGACATAAACATGGAATCAAACTGGGGTTCCGAACTATCTAAAGAATTCTTTAAGTTAAAGAACAACATTGGGCAAGTGTCAGCAAGGTCGTTCGTGGAAGACAACCCAAAGGTAAAAAAGTCACTGCAAGAAAAAGAGACTCAAGACTTCATGGAGGAGGTTGTCTCTTATGGAATACAAGCAAGAGCGGGGGCAACCCCGCAATTATCGTCAACGATAACGGCGCGGGCACCATACTTTGAGACATTTGAACTCTTCAACAGATTCACCGAGCCGAAGGGGATGCAGACGATCAGGGTGGAGGCAAACAGCCCCGAAGAGGCCGCGAGGCTGATCCGCCAGACTGAGGACTACAAGAGGATCAAGTCGAGGTATCCGAAGGTATTCTCGATGGGCGAACCCATGCTGGCGAGGAGGGAAGGCGAGAGTGCGTTCGGCATACAAGCACGGGCAGGCGTGACGCCACAACCAAGGGCCGCATCAGTCCAGAGAAAACTGACGGATGATATGGTCAGCCAGATTGAGGGGATGATCGAGAAGATCAAGCCCCGCCGCTCCCGTGCAGGGAAGGAATATGTCTCGCGGACAACCAAGAAGGGGAAGACATATCCGGCAGCACTTGTTTCTCCATACTCGCTGGGAGTGAATCTCTATACCAGCAACACTTCAGAAGAGGCGGCGAAGGCGCTGACCAAGATATTCAAGAACAACCCGGATGCAGACTTCTTCTCTGTGGCTTCCGATATTGGAAATGGACTGAACAGATTCAACCTCTCGCAGTCGGAGATCGCCAGCATCACTCCGATGATCTACAAGCTGATGCCAGCCTATAGGGAACAGATCATGGATTCCTCCGCGTCAGCCAAGGATCGTGAGTCTATCGCACTTAACTCTCTGGATGTGGAGGCGAATCTTGCGAAGCTGATTGTCGATCAGCAGCAAGGCAGCGCGAGGACACTCAACGCAGCAAAGACCGTGAGGCAGATTGGCTCCGCAGGAACAGCGGTGGCTGCATACAAGTCGAGAGTTGTGGCATCACTTGCCGACCTCTACACAATCGTGAAAGGAAACTTCACGGAGGTAGCGGAAGCTGTCCGTGGAGACAGGAGGCAGGCTATCGACAATGTATTCGCCCTCAAAGGAGTCATCTCCCGCATTACGGAACTGAGGAAGATCGCTGAGAAGAACCCGCAGGCCGCTGCGGATGCTATCAGAAAGGCAGTAGCCAAGAAGAAGACCCGCAAGGCGCGTGAGATCGTCCTTGAGTTCTGTGCCTCAATATTCGATCTGGGCGGGGACAAGTATGCCAACATGATGGTGGATGAGACTGCGAAGGCGATCATGTCCATCGGCGCGGCAAGGAAGGGATTCTCTCCAGACGATGTCTACAAGTATGTCTATCAGGCATTCTCCGCTGTGGCTAAACAGACCGCTAGGGAGATCGAGGAGAAGGGTAAACCCGCCAAGGAGAAGGTGAAGAAGAAGCGGGAAGGCAAGTTCCTCGCTCAAGTGAAGTCGGTTATCGGTAACGATAATGACTACAAGCTATTCATCGCGGAGCTAAAGAAGAAGATCGGTGAGCAGTATAGCGACAAGAGGGAGTTTGAGAATGACTACAAGGAACTCTTCTCGATGCTTGCGGACAGGCAATGGAGCGATGCCATGCGGAACCAAGCGATCAAGGATTCCGCTGATTTCCTTGAATACAAGTTTAGCGACCTGATCACCTACATCGGGGAGAATAGATATGCCGCGCAGGCTGCGGTGACCGCCCACATCAAGGCGGAACTCAAAGGAGTAGGAGCAACGGATGAGCAAGTAGAGAAGTTTATCTCCGAGACGCAAGCCTACTTGGATGAGGAGACTGCCAAGCGGGTGAAGAAGAGCCTTGGTTTCGAGGTGAACAAGGAGACTGGAAAGATCACCGGAGGCAAGATCGAGAAGGAGGCGATGAAGAAGGTAGCCACGGCGGAAGAGAGATTCAAGCTGGCTACCACACTCAAGGGACTCACCAAACTCGCGGCAAGCGACTACCGCGCATTCGTGGATAGGCTGAATGAACTCATCATCCTTGAGCTTGGCTTTGATGAGAAGACATCCAACGAACTCTCCAAGCTGATCGAGAGCGAGATGACGAAGGCCGTGCAGGCGCAGCGATCAATCAACTTGGAGCAGGCGATCCAGCGGGCGCAGGAAAAACTCTCACAGAACAACATTAAGCCAAAGGCCAATCAGAGAACACTCCTCCAGAGGCTGATGGAGATGGCTAACATGGGCCAGCTTGATGACCTTGGAGTCTACGAAGCCTTCCGCCAGACACACAACTTCCAAGAAGGATATCTGGAATGGAGTCCAGAGTTCGCCCAGACACTCCGCGAATGGGGCGATAGGATATCCGCGCTGCCGGAAGGAGTCACCCGCGCCATCGAAGAGCAGAAGATGGGAAGGTTCTTGCTACAGAAGCAAGGATTCACAACCAGAGACTACTTCTCAAGCTACTGGTATTTCGCGCTCCTCTCACAGGTCGGAACGCAGGCAGTCAACTTCCTTGGCAGCACCTTCAACCTCCTTGGGAACATCGCCGTCTGGTCTATCTACACGAAGGGAAAGGCAACTGGGCCGATGCTCCGCGCACTTTATTCAGCAACTATCCGCAAGGAAGCCCCGTCGAGGAACTCGTTCGCCTATGTCATGCAGACAGGACTCAACCCGTCTGGCATCCAAGATGACAAGCTGATGAAGTATCCGAAGCTCAATGTGCTTGAGGGTGCTAACCCCGAAAACACGCCCAAGTTTGTCTATGGACTCACAACCTATGGTGACGGGAAGATCGAAGCGATTCCAAAGTGGCTGAACTCAGTCCTCACTACTGTCAGTCCGAGGGGTCTGATGCGTGTCATGCGGGCCACAGATGCCTTCATGCGAGAGGCTTCATATGAAGTTAGGGCAGCGTCATTCGGCGCGAAGGATTTCGAGGTCGATGCCTACGAAGCAGCGAAGCGGCAGGCAGAGGCTGAACTCGCATCCAGTGAGTCGAAGGGCAAGCTGAAGGAAAGAGAAGTCATCATCCGCGCAAATGAGATATATGCAAAGCAGAGGCTTGGAGATCAGAAGCGAATCGATGCCGAAAGAGATGCGCTGGAGAGCGTTTACTCGCAGGAACCAGTTGGAGTAGTAGGATTCATTGCAAGCCTTGGTAATAAGCTACTTCAGGTCAGCCCGATCACGCAGCTATTCATTCCTTTCACCAATGTCGTGGCGAATGTTCTTAACGAGAACCTCAACTATCTCCCGTATGTCAGCGCGGCGAGGCTTGCGCCATATGTCAAATTAAGTCCGCTACTTCGCGGTAAGATCGAACTCAAGCCCGGAGCGGAGAAGAGTCCATTCATCCTTGGTAGGGAAGAAAAGGCGGCAGATATCGCAATCAAGGGGATGATTGGAACAGCAGCCTTCGCTTTACCCGCCATAGTTACAGCACTCCTTGGTGGAGATGACGAGGATCAAGAGAGCAGACCGCCAGTCCAGTTCTACGCTACTGGGCCAGCCGACCCAGAGCAGAACAAGATTTGGAGAGAGAACGGCGGGTCTAATTACTCTATCAGGGTGGGGGACAAGTATGTTTCCTATCTCTACACGCCGCTCGTTATTCCGATTGCAGCCGGATCGATGTTCGCAGATGCCGTAAAAAGGTATAGAGAGAAGCAGGAGAAGCAGCCGATTGAGATTACAGATGCAGCCCTAACAGTCATCGCCGCTCCATTTGCCATCGGATTCGTTGCCGCCCTCGACCAGTCATTCCTTACTGGTGTGGCTGATCTCATCGAACTCAAAGAGGCGAGAGACTTACCGAAGGATGCCACAAGAATCGCGACCAATATTATCTCCCGCCTCGTCGTTCCGGGTCAACTGCGTGACTTCCAGAAGATAATCACAGACGAGAAGCTGGAAGGTGACACAAGGCTATCAAACCTAATCCGCGAGATGCCCGGAAGCTCATTGTTCCTCGACAAGAAGCTCGGCTACTTTGGCGACCCAGTCAGATACAACTCTATCATGGTAGAGAACGGGCCGGGTCGCAGGGCATTGTCACTTGTGGGAAGAATTGCATCCAGCGAGACACCCGACCCAGCGTTCTCCGTCCTCTACAGGAACGGACTCATCCCGCCCAAGTGGCAGGGTAGCCTTGAGTGGAGCAGTGGTGTGAGGATGACGCTGGCAGAGCAGAGAGAGTTTGTCCGCATTGCTGGCCCGCTGATGAAGGAGTGGGTCATCGACAATGCCGACACTCTCGATGAACTCCCGACAGAAGAGGCACAGGAATACTTAGCCAACAACCTTGGAGAGATCAGAAGGGGAGTGAAATCCCAGCTTCAGATGGACAAGGAAATTCCGTTTGAATAGCCTGCAAAGAGTGATAGAGTTCCATCAGCAAAGAGCGTTTCTTTGTTTCGTTGTATTTGTTCATATGTGTTGAGTGGGGAGGTCGCTAAAATGGCCTCCCCACTATCGTTAACGATAATAGACAAAAGTGTTGACAATAGCAACAGATGTGTTATCTTGATCTCCTATGCCAGAAAAAACCAAACCGACAGTAAAGCAGGACATGCAAGAGGAGATTTTTCTCCGTCTTGTGGAAGCAACAGCAAACAGTGGAGTCTTCTCTCTTGGTGAACTCAAGAACGGGGACGAGGCTGCGAAGATAGCCAGACACCTTCGTGGAGTAGCAGAGATTGTCTCCTCTGTTTACGAGAAATGAAGGAGTCCGGTCACTACTACGCGGCGGATGGGACAGCCGTCTTTGAGGTGCCAAACAAGTCGAAGGGCGGCATGCGTCCTACGACTCTCAAAGACTGTAAGACCCTTGGTCTTTACCCATCAGTCACGACGATAATGAAGGTTCTGGCGGCACCGGAACTGGACAAGTGGAAGCAGCAACAAGTGTTGCTTGCGAGTCTGACGCTCCCCCGCAACCCCGACGAGTCTGATGAGGACTACTGTGCGCGGGTCATGGAGGACGCGTTCCAGCAAGTAACAGATGCCGCCGATCTGGGAACCAGCATCCACAAGGCGCTGGAGAACCACTTCCAAGGGCTACCATACGCTCCAGAAATGGAAAGTTATGTTTCCCCCGTGAAGGAATGGGCGGCTAAACACAATGTAAAGTTCCTAAAGCACGAACTGCGGTTAGTGAATCAGGAACTTGGCTATGCTGGGACAACTGACGCCTTGATTGAGGCAGACGGAGTCCTGCATGTGCTGGACTACAAGTCGAGGAAGACTAAACCAGAATACAAGGTGACTCCATGGTCAAAGGAGCCGATGCAGATTGCGGCGTATGCCAAGATTGTCGGCGCTCCCCGTGGCGTTAACCTGTATATCAGCACCACTGAGCCGGGCCGAATTGGCGAGGCTTGGTATGAAGAAGAGACAATCAACGCCGAATACGATGCGTTCAAACATGTTGTTGCCTATTGGCAGCACGCAAACAACTACAAACCACCAACAAAGTAAACACATATGAGCCAACTACAAGGAATAGAACAGGGTGATGTCATCAAAAGCGTCACCGGAACCATTACGAAGCTCTGGGAGCCGAAGACATTCCAAGGGAAGAACGGGGAATGCACTAAGCAGGGCGGGGATATTGAGATCGACGGAGAGATATATGGTCTTGCCGTTTGGGAACAAGTCCTTGACCAGAGCTTGAAAGGAAAACAAGTCACCATATCCGCGACCCGTGGCAAAATGGGCTTGAATGGCGTCAAGCTCGACCATGAGAAGTATCAGTCCAAAAATGGCCCAGTAGACCGCGATGTCATCAAGGTTACAAAGACTGGAAGAGTGTCCGTAGATGGAGAAGTGCAGGATAAACCTACCAAAACCGCCGAAAAGTCCCATAAGATTGATCAAACTGCTATCAATTCTGAACAATTATTGGACGAATTGGTGCTTGGTCATCGTTACATCAACGACCTCGTCCGGTCTGCCTATGCCGACAAGAAGTATGACGAAGAGACAATCCGCACCTATGTGAGTTCGATCTTCATCGAGGCAAACAGGAAGGGGATCAAGGTTGGTGGTCAGCCGCCGCCAGCGCCGAAGCTCGATCCAATGGACTGGGGCACAGCAGTTGTCCCGTCAGGTAGCAACAAAGGCAAAACCTTGGCAGCAGTAGGCAAGCCCGCGATCAAGAAGCTCTACGAGCATTACCTTGAGAAGGGATTCACCTCTGACTTCGCGAAGTGTGTCGAGCAGGCGGCTAAAGACCTCCAGCTTGATGAGTCCGGCGACCCAGACGATTTGGCGAACATGCCAGATCAAGCATGGGATTAACATGGTCAGCGACATCGTTAGTGATGTTCTAAGAATAATGAGGGAAGAGAATATCCTCATCAAGGATATGCCTCGCCTTCTCAATGCCTACCTCCCCTCTGATGAGCAGATATCGGAGGGTAGGTCTGGCGCGGTGCAAGTCAGCCGTTGGCTTGCTCTCGACAAAGAATACGGCGTAACCCCGCGAGGAAATGTTCTCCTCGCACTATTGCAGTTCAGTAAAACATATGAAACAAAGTAAACTCGAAATGTTCAGCCCGACGAATGACGGGCAGTTGGTCAACGAGGCGACATACCTGAAGCACATGCTCCAGTTCGCCTCCGAGGAATGGAAAGGCATCCAGATGAACGAGACATTGGTCAAGAAGGTCTGGGAGAAGGTCAAGAAGAACACCTATCTGGAAGACAACGCAGCCGATGAAGTTGCGGAGATGTATGAGAAGATGGCGTTTGACTATGAGGCGGCAGTAGATCTGTCGCAGTCCAAGGAAAGCGAACCTATCGTTAACGATAATCCAGAACCAGACAACGAGAAGCTGGAGCTTGTCGAGTGTGTGAAGGATGGCTTGGAGCTATCGAGCTTCACCAAGACATTCGACCTTGGTGCGGGACTCACCCAGTGCGTTCCCAAGGGCAAAGTAGACATGAAGGATTGGGTCAAGGCATTCGCATTCGGCCTGACTCTGGAGTCTGGAAGCCAATGGATCATTGGTGACGCTGTGGTGGCACTCGAAAACGCGGGCCATGAAGATGTGGTCAATCAACTATGCGCCCAGTTCAAGAAGAACTACAGCACAGTGAGCGGATACGCGAGAACCTGTAGGGCATTCCCGAATAGCGAACGCGATCCCATGCTGCCATTCACAGTCTATAGAGAGATTGGAAATGCCGACCTCAAGAAGCCCAACATGCTTGCACTTCTCGACGCGGCAAAGAAAGAAAGTTTGTCGAGCCAAGAGGTGCGCGGCAGAGTGAGAGAGGCGCAAGGCAAGGAAGAGCCGATGAAGCAGCTTCCTCACAGGTTCTTGATACTGAATGTCTCCAACTTCAGCAACTCTGAGGTTGTGAGGGAGGTTCCAGACGAGATCGAACCGCACCAGCTTGTCATTGACTTGCGTAGCCAGTGCTGGTTTGATCCGGCAGAGAACGAGTGGATGAACTTTCTGAAAGGAGAATAATTATGAGTGAAACAAAAAACACCGACACGCCTCCCGATTACACGGAGGAAGAACTGAAACAAGCCGCCCAGATCAAGGAGTGGCTACTGGAGCAGTTTAGCTACCCGAAAATCCAGAATGAGCAGACCAACGAACTAGTCAAAGGCATGGCATCGCTGCTCCACGCAGCGGCGACCATGATCGTCAAGACGCAGACCCGCCAGAGGGAGGGGCTTAAAGCCATCGAACTCTTGCAGGAAGCACTCCTATTCTACATCAGCGGTCAGACCGCCAAGGTGTCGAAGCCAGAGTAACTATCGTCAACGATAAAAAAAGAGGGGCAGAACTGAAGGTGTTGAACCGACAGTCTGCCCCTTTTTCATTTTGATGTAGTCAAGCTGATGGATGCGTCTATTTCGCCATCCATAAGCTGATCCATCCTTTTCAGTTTCATGTCTAACGATTCGCAGATGTCCTCCTCGATGCCGACCCCAGCAGCATAGACGAGGTATTGGATCGACTTTGACTTGCCGCCCGCCCTGTGGACACGACCCAAGACTTGCTTGAGATCGAAGACAGAGTAGGTCGGCATGATCAAGGCGATGCGTGGATACCTTCCATTGATATCGTGCAAGTTAAGACCCTCACGGCATGCTTGTGTGATGCCGATGATGACTCTCGACTTGTCGTTCTGGAAGGAATCGATGTTCCCTCGACGCAGGAGTTCGTTCTGCCCGCCTTGGATTGTGCATTTGGTCTTGAGTTCATTCTGCATGAACTTGAGCGTCTCGACATAATTGACCGCGATGAAGACGGAATTGCCTTCTTCGATGAGGTCTTGAGCGAGAGAGCAAACCGCTGGAGCTTTGAGTAGCTCGACGGCCTGCCTTGCTCTTGTCTGCTCTGCCAATACATTAGCGGCGAAGTTCTCCTGCATGCGTAGCTCTTCGATACGCAAAAGCAGCTTGTCATATTCAGCCGCGATATCCTTGGCACTATCCATGTCGAATGCACGGGCATGGATGAGCGTCTCTGGGAACTCATCACCAACATCAGATGGTTTGAGCCTGTTGCCTCGATCTGGGAATATCTGCTTGTGAATCCTGCTCAAGACATGGAGTCCACCATCGAACTTCATGCCCCATTGAGTCTTCACGCAGTCATTCCGCAAGAGGAAAGGAAAGTAATCCTGCCCCTTGTGCAGACCGAGGAACTGACCAATAGCCCACATCTTGGTTGGGTCATCCGCTATCGTTGCCGATAATGCGAGAGACGAGATGTTTTGATGCACCGCATCTGCGATGATGATGGCATTCTGGGTCTTGTATGCTTTGCCGCGATGGACTTCATCAAATACTAAAATAGTATCTTTTGGTATTTCCCATTTGAAGTTCTTCTTCTCCTTGGAAACCCAACCACCCATCTTGGATTTGCCCGTCTTGACCCACTCCCAGCCGCAGACATCGTATGTCTCTACGCCGAGGTATTTCGCCATCCTATGCCAGTCTGTGACGATTGGCTTGGGACAGATGACTGCGACCCTCTTGCCGAATTCACGGGCGATAGCCAAGGCGATTGCCGTCTTGCCCATGCCAGTGCCGTGACCAAGAAGAGCGCGGTTGTATTTCTCCAGCGAACGGACACCCAACTGCACAGAAGTTATCTGATATTGAAACAATTTGTCAGGAAACTTGAGTGCAGGCAGAGAAGAAATATCGGTAACGATATCTTCCGGCATCTCCAGCTTGAAGTTGGGGATGGGCGCGAATGTCAAATCCGGCCTCGACCACCAAGCAACTTCCCAATTACCACGGAACTCATTGATTGACATTCCAATCTTCTTGAGTTCTTTGGAATAGGACTGCTTGTCGATCTTGTAGGTGTCCCAGAATTCCTTGGTAGGTTGCGCCTTCCGAAGAAGACGCGTCCCGACCTTGGTTTCTTTTCTGATGGGCTGGCAGAAGTCCAGAGTTTCAAGCAATTTGTCGAGTGTCATTGTTGGGAATACATCTCGTTGATCTTATCGGTGAATTGCTTGAGGACGGACTCGCGGTTGCCCTTGAACCCGTAAGACCTCTTGACTATCCCATAGGCCGAATGACCTCTACTGTGTCGCATTCCGGCGCACTCTAACTTGAGAGCGGCCTTGAGCTTGAGTAGGGCATACAAGCGGAACTGTTCTGGCGTTTCTATTACTATATCATTCATATGTTTCTGTTTTCTGTGTTTACTGATAGCACCATGCCATCAGACTACTCCCCCCGCATGCACGGGGAGAGTGTGTCTGACTACTTTAGGCTTTCTGGAAGAAATATGTTTGCCCTCTCGATGATCTCTTTCGCTGCTTTCTCGAAGAGGTAGTTGTGCCTTGCCTGCTTCCACTTGGACATCATCTTGACTGTAGCATCAACAAATGGTTGATATGTCTCCCTTTCATTTGATGAGAGGTGATGCCAAGTGGCAAGTGAGTGATAATTCCTTGAAAATATCTTTCCATCTTCAGAGTAAGGACTAATCTTGATTGGGTTCTTTTCTGACCAATTGCAGATAGCTATGAAAAGCTCGTCGGCTTCTCTATCTACTATCTCTGATACTTTCTTGCTTATTGCTTCGTTTATTTTGTTTGTGTTTGTCATTTTCGTGTTTGTTGTTTACCAGTAGCACCATGCTACCAGACTTCCGCCCGCTATCGTTGACGATAACGGACGGAGTGTCTGGTTACTTGGATATTAGGCAATCCGAGAGCCAATTGAGGACTTCACGCATCTCCGCGTGATCTATCCTCCAGTCTGGAGTGCCTGTGTCGAGGAAGAGTCCACCCGGACTATCCTCAAGGAGTGTTGATGCATAGTAGCTCCCGCCCGTGAACTGACCATATTCGGTGAAGTTCCAGCGGGCATCGTAGAAGCTGACTATTGGTTCATCCTTTGTGGTATCAAGAACCACATTGAAAGGAATGCCGTGCGATGTGATTAGTTTTCGCAGCATGATACCTCCTTCATATTTTTCCAACTTTCATTGACTGCGTTTTCATAGGCATATGACTGCGACCCGAATGGCCCGCAGCAGAAAGCCTTGTCATCGTAGTAATACCAGCCATCGGCTGAATCTGTGCCGCTGACATAGTATGGATCGCAATCCTTGACTTGTTGGATTATTTGATCATAGGCCCACTTGGCATCGATGTAATAAATATCTCCACCGATATAGGCCCACTTATTCTCAAGGATCATGCGCTCGACATATCGTCTACGATAATCTTGGAATGCATCGTAGTCGTATTTCGACAACACATCACCGGGCGATAGTTCAACAAATGGGCCGCCGACACAACTGAATGAGTAATCATCATTCAGATGTTCGATGGTTGCTTCCCATGTATCAATAGGAGTAAACTCCTCGTATATTTTGTCTTCAGCGTATTGTTCTCTTGTCATTTGTGTTTCGTGTTTTCTGCATACACCATGTAAGCAGACTGCCACCAGCTATCGTTGGACGATAACTGGTGGTGTGTCTAATCACACTTGTTGAGTGCCGTTGCAAACTTCATGGATAACTGAATTTCCATAAACTTATTGGCGGCAGCATTCCTGTAATTGTATTCATACATCTCGCCAATATCATCATTGTAAACGGCATAGACCATGTATTTCCATGCCGTCCGGCGGCAGATTGAATTGGTCTGTTCGACCATTAACTCTACCATGCCATCAGATGAGCGAATAATGTCCTGACCTTCCATTTTCTCAATGTCGAACGACCATGTTTTGTCTTTAGTCTCAAGCCACATTGGGCCGAAGACTTTGCCGTAAAGAGCAAAAAGATCGTCATACATCTCATCAACTGCTTCGTCGTGTGTTTTCATTTGACCGCCTCCTTAATGAACTTGGTTCCCCAAAATGGTTGCTTTAGTTTTGGGCTATCAATGTTCATAACACTACTGCACATAGTGCTGAAACTTGCAGTCATTCCAGACCTGCGAAAGGCGTGCATAATCTTGTCACGCTCGTCGCAGTCTTTCACTTTGAAGGATATCACCTCGCTGGGCAAATGCAGAGTGATCCACGCCTGCTTGCGATATGATTCCGCATCCTCGACTATCTTTTTCATTTCTTGTAGCATTTTCGTGTTTACCCGCTTTACAGTTGGGAATCTGGTTTTCTGATTACTTTATGTAAGCAGACTGCCGCCCACTATCGTTAAACGATAATGAGCGGAGTGTCTGATTAGTCGATGTCTACGCGGATCGAGCAGTTGTCGATGTAGTCCTTGACCGCATCGCGGACTTCATCGCCCATATCGAGGTCATCCGCTGCTGTTTGGACGGCAGCGCGAAGGTCGAGCAGATCCAATTCATTGGCTACTCGCTGGCTCAACTGATCCCTGATGAGGGAGTCGAGGTTGCGCCTGACCATGTCAATCGAGTCATCGAGGATGATCTTGATGGCTTCGTTCTTGGTGATAACGATAGGGACGAATTCGCCCGATTCCGACTTAGTGTAGTATGTATTCATATGTTTCGTGTTTCTGGTTATCTACTTGCACCATGCAAGCAGACTGCTGGCGTTATCGTTTACCGATAACACCAGAGTGTCTGCTACCAATTGATAATGGTAAGCAAGGCAATCAGTCCGACATTGATGAGGAGGATAAGCACAAGCCAAGAGAACTTTTCCTTGGCCTTGCGAAGTTCCACATTCTGCCTGTTGTTGAATTCCTCCACCCACTTGGATGAGGCGAGAGGGCTTGGTCTGTAGCGTTTAACTTCTCTCATAGTGCGGCCTCCGCTTTCTTCTTCTGGTAACCATGAGGATTGATCCACACGGATGGGAGGCTATTGCGGCGGCGGTTGCCGTCACACAGCCCACACTCCGCGCAAGTAAGCCCATTGGAATCCGCGAGGCATTCGATATCGTTACCGATACGCTCGTTGGATATGGTGAATGTGCGAAGCCCAAGATTGCGGGCATACTCGACATTCTCCGGTTCACAGGATGCCATGAAGAACTTGCCATATGACTTGGCGAGTCCGGCTGGCATGGAGTTCCAGTCGTGGAAATAGCCAGTGATACGCGTGGCGAGTCTGGAAATGTCATACACCATCTCAAGTGGGAGATGGGATGGATTGCCATAAGCACCGAAGCGCACAAACGGAACGGAGAAGAAGTCATACCACTCGCGTGTGCCCATCTGAAGGTATTCATATGAGCCGCGCTGATACGCCCGCCAGATCGACGCGATGGGATTGGCATTCACATAGCAACCATTGTTGCTTGCGAACGGGCATCCATTGCATTGATTCTCCGCGTCACGCCCAGACCTTCTGGATTCTACTGGATGCATCTGTGCATCGAGAATCCATATCTGAACTGATTTGCCTGTTTTTCTATTGGTAGAATTGCGCGTGGCAA